CATATATCAATGTCGTGAATCTGGCTGTCCGTATTGACTAATTGGACACTAAATTGCAGGTTATAAATCCCGTAGTTCCGCACGTTCATTCTAGAACTGTTAGACACATACACCCCGTTTGAGTAGTCCGTGGTGTTAAGCGTCATTGGGTACGCCGTGGTCGTATTGGCCGCCACCTGGTCAGTCGTGTCCTGGAAGGCTCCGTAAGGCGCAGAATCCGCTTCTGCCGCGTCCGAGAACGGGATCAGGACAATCTTGGAGTCTGCTGAAATCCGCTCGTCGTACAGGGTCGTGGTCGTTGCGTTGCCGGTTGCCAGCGTCACCGTTCCGGTGTTGTTGGTTTTGCCGTTCATTAAGTTGTTGACCACCTCGGAGATCTGCCGAGGCGTGCCACCCTGGTAGGGCAGAACCCGGAACTGCATTACCGCATCCCCGCTTGCTGAATTTCCAACTCCACACCAATGGCCGCCGACCACTCCACGCCGCTGGGCTGAACGCTTAGACGGTGGTAACGGCCCAGAGAACGAATACCAATCCGACCCTCAGAGTCGGCTGCCGTGTACGTCCCGAACGTCGGGGTTTCGTTCAACAACTGACGGGTGGCAATTGCCACGCTTCCCGAGCCGTTATCGACCACCGGCTTGGCAAGGGTGATCATGGACTTGCTAGAACCCGTCTCAAGGTCGCTGGTGTCAATCTGTCCGGTCTTGGGCTGGCCCGAGAACGTGATGATCTTTGCCCCGTCGTACCCGGCGAGCGTGATCTTTCCGCCAAGCCAGACACGGGAGTCTAGACTTGTTTCCAAAGCGTCAATGCTGGCGCTGTAATTGTCGAGCGATTCCAAGGTCGCGGTCGGGGTGGACGATGCCGCCACGCCGCTTGCGGTCGTGACCACATAACTCCACCGCTTTGTCGGGACGTGGAATATCAGAATCCGGTAGTCATCGTTGATGGACGGGTAGCCCCACATGATGAGGTTGCGCTCCGGGTCTACGGCGGCGCTCATGTTATTAAGGAGCGATTCTTCCAAATCCTTGAAAAACGTGCGGTTGACCTTCTCCGCACCAATAGCCGAGATCGCCGTTCCGTCACAAGCGTAGAACCCGTCGTTGCCAAGGAAGTAAGTAATGCCCTGCCATTGGATTACAGAATTAGGCTCATAACAGCCCAGATTGCGAGCGATATTGTCAAACTGGAAAATAAGAGGGCTACCGATATAAGACATTCGAACGATAGAGCGTTCGAGGAGAACAAGGCCGAATTCACCGCCCGTAATCCCTTGGATATTGCCGCCGTCAGGAATGTCCTGATAGTCAGCCTGAGTCGTCGCAGAAGCAGCCCAAGTAGTCTCATTTCCGATCCCCGACCAGTTGACACGAAATTTTGCGTCTGGATTATGCGCCGCAACAACAAAGTCTCGCACTACGGTTACAAACTTGGACTTTGGTGCATCCGAAGATAGGTTGGCGAAATTACCCGTTGTGGTCATGTCATAGGATTGCAAGGTGTTAGCACCGTTAGCAGCAATCAATTTGTTGCCATATTGGGTAAATCGCCATTTAGTCGTTGATGTGTATGTTGTGGCAGATACATCATCTAAAGAATAATCTGTGGTGTCTAACCGAAACAACTTTGTTGCCCCGGAAGCAAAAACCCTGGTCGTGCCATCTGTTCCTTGCGCCGCAACCACATTGTTTAGTGTCTCAGAAGCGGCTTGGGAATAATCTACCTCTTGCGGAAACGGACCATAACCCGTAAGTCTTGGGTAGACATTGCTGGCGTTGGTCAGCGCACCGATCACGCCTGGCTGGTCTGGTAGCCACTCTCCAAAATTTACCCTGGTTATTGCCATGAGTTGTTTCCGCTCGCTATTTCTGTCCAGACATTCGACTGATCTGCAATCGGTGTCCAAGTGTTTGATTCATCCGGGACGTTGTTCCACTCCTCGCCAAACTTGTAGGCGGCGGAGGTCAATGTTCCCGTTCCTGTGATCTGCCCGCGCACGCCAACGGTGTACCCGGCGGCGGCAGTTAGCGTTCCAGCCCCCGTGATGTCGGCGGAAACCCGGACTTCGTAGCCCGCAATCGCGGAAAGACTGCCCGTACCGGCGATAAAACCGCCCACAAGCCGCTGACGCAAGCCGTCCGAGGTCAGGGTTCCAGTCGCCGTGATGGAGCCGTCTGCGAGGCGTATACGGTACGCCCCTGCGGAAACTGCGCCCTCTCCGGTGATGGCTGCCTCTACCCCCAAGGTGCGGGTCACAGAGGCGTCAAGCGTTCCTGTGCCGGTAATCGCCCCTGCGACTTGGTACTCGCGGTAAGCATCTGCGGTCAGGGTGGCATAACCAATAATGTTGCCCTCCACAAAGATCGGAAGGCGGTACTCTGCGTCTGCTGTTAGGTTTCCGGTCGCGGTGATGCTGGCTTGCGACAGGGAAATGCAGGTGGTTTCCAGCGTCCAAATGTTGTCATCTAGACTAAACGCAAGATTGTCAATGCTCGGACTAAAGTAGTCCAGGTGGTACAACGCAAAAGGACCACAGATTCCATCCTCTGACCAGTTGGAATCTAAGGTGAACGGTAGGTCATCAAGACTACCAAACCGATCAAGTTCCTCTAGCGTTAATGCCATCAGTCAATTGAAGCGGTCAGGCTTCCAGAAGCGATCTTGAGCACATCACCAGAGTCAATTGCTTTGGATGTGGTAAGTGCTGTATACATCAACAGGTTTCCAGAGGTAATGGCATCTAGAAGACCAATATGCGAGATTGTTCCCCAGTTGGCAGTCGCCTGTGGGAAGGTTACATCCGCAGATGAAGTAACAATACCGCCAGAAGCAGTCGTTACCGCTAGGGATTGGCGGGCATAGGAACCACCCGACACCTCGGTTCCCGTGTTGCCCTCGTCTGGGTTGGACGTATACAGCCCAACATAGACGGTCGTGGGGGAGGTGTAAGAAGTGTTGCGGAGAACGTGGTCGAGCAGTTTGTTCTCAAGATAGTTGGAGATTTCAGCCATGTTTACCTCGTAGAAAATTTCATTGCAATGGGAACACCGGAATACTCGGCCTCATCGTCCGATGTATTTAGATTGTTTACGGCGGCACGATATAGGTTTGTCCACAACTCTGTGCGGGCATCGTTCATTAGGTACGGCTCTGCCTCTACCAAGGCTCCGTAAAGCAAGGCATCTGGGCAGTTAGCCAAGAAAGCGTTGGATGTGTTGCTGTTGCTTAGAGCCGCGGGTTTGGCGTAGTAGAGCATCTGCAAGGTATAAGCAGCATCAGGAACAGGAGCAAACTCAAACTCAGCGCCGCGCATGGTGTAGAACACAGGTTTGCCAGACTCGGAAGCTCTAGCATCGCGGGTAAAGTTTGACGGGGTTAGGTAAGAGATCGCAATGCGTGGCGTTCCGTTTATAAACAGGTCGCGCATTTGCAAGAAATCAGAAGGTAATCCAACGGTAGAGTCGCCCGCAGTCATGGTAGCGGTGGCGGTCTTGAGCATCTGCCGGATACGGAGGTCACGCGATAGGCGCAACTCGGCAAACGAAATGAAGTTCGGAATCTGGCTGGTGAGGTCAGTCCTTCCGAGGTAATTCGCCACCTGTGTTTTCAGGTCGCTGTAATTCGTTATGCTCATTTGGTTCCTTTATAACGTCATGCCAGCCAAAGGTGTATTGCCCGACATGACCTATCTCGTTGCTTAATTCGTGGTCCACCCAGGTGCTAAACCCAGCGTCATGCGCCTTCACGCAGAAGTACACATCCTCGCCTAGTAACTTGTCCCCGGGGATGATTTCAAACCAAAACCACGGCTGCGGAGTCTTCTCAAATACTTCACGCTTTACCATCATCACGCCACAACCGATTGCTGTGACCTGTTCTAAACCTTTCTTATCCTTAGATGAGATCGGCTTCCAATGGTTTTCTTTCTTCTCAAAATCAATCTCTAGGTTCTTCGCCGTAGACCGCACCGGAATCGACCTGGTGGTGGCGTTGACACCGACTATGGGTTTGTTGTGCCGCAATAGCCGTTCAATCGTGTTCTTAGGGAAGCGCATATCTGCGTCTATCCACAAGATGTAATCTGCGCCTTCTCGCAAGGCTTCCTGCGCTAGCTTCTCTCGCTGGTCAAAGATCAGGGTTCCGTTGATCGTGTAGATCCCCTGCTCTCCATGCTTGCGGAAGCGGGAGTCGTACCCACACATAACCGCAAGATCAAAACCTGTACCTATGGTCATCTCACCCCGTGACGGGATGCAAATGGCTACGCGTTCGCGTTTTGCCATGCTTTCTCCTCAGACTTGGCCTGGCCGTGTTCTCCAGGCTCGGTTTACCGGGTCATTGAGCCACTTCTTTAAGGCTTTCTGATCCGTGATGAAGTACCCCCGACAGAACCCAAGCCGATTCCATTCGAGGATTATTGAATCCGGTACGCTGCCGATCTTGGTGAGTTCGCCCCAGCGGGTGCGCTCATCGGTTGCGTTGTATTCTGATTTGTTTTGCTCAACCCACGGAGTGACATCTTGGGAGGTCTCGATAATGACCCCACCTTCGCCGTCTGCGTAGTAATTTTTGACCGTTCCGTTTTGGACTTCGGTTCCGAGTTTCATAGATTCCTTGTGAATCTGGGACGGATTTCTCCGCCCCAGAATCTACCACAATTTACGCAATCCTACAATCAGGTTGCGCTCAGATCGAACACACCGCCGTGGGCAGCTTCGTTCTTAACTTCGAGAGTCAGTTCAGCAAGGATCTGAGTCTTCTCGCTGTCGCCGGTCTTAGCCAAGTCGTTCGTGGAGAACGGACGCAGGTAGTTCAGCGAAGCGTACTCGGGGTCCAGGACCAGGGCATCACGCGAGCGCATAAAGCGGTTCGGGACGATCTGGAGAACGCCGAAGTCGGACTGATACAGGTCAGCGCCAGCCAGGATGGTGATTTGGCCGGTAGCGTTGCTGTTGTAACGATGCTGCGACAGACCCGTAAAGCCAGAGACAACCTGCTTCAGAGCGGGCGGGACCACGAGCAGGGTGGGCGTACCGCCTGACGAGAACACTTCCTGAACGACTTCCTTGAGCATGGACTCTTGGAAGGTGCGGGTTGTGCCATCGCCACGGGTGGAGACACCGATGGTCGTGGGATCTGTACCAGCGGTCGTTCCCGAACCCTTGCTGGTGTTGGTCTTGATCCAAGACAGCAGGGAAGCCATCTTGCGGGCGGTTGTCGAGTTACCTTCGTCACGGCCTTGGTTGGCGGTGATGATGGTCTCGATGTCGCGCTTCAGTTCTGCCGAAGCCTTAGCCAACTGGTAAGCCTTCTCAGACTTACGACCGGCCTTATCAACAGCCTCCAGGGTTCCCGAGACCTGAACGGTCTTCTGGACGATCTGGGTGTAGTTGCCAAGACGGACTGTCGGCGACAGGGTAGCGGCGGTTGCGTCAGCACCTTCCACAGCCGCATTGGCGGTCGTGGCAGCGCCGAGGGCATCCGTCTGCCACTCATGGTAGACAGCGGTTGCGCGGCCCTTACCGATGGACGACATGATAGGCGTATCGGTGGGGGAGATGTCATAAATCATGTCGGAGAGGTCTTCACGAGCTCCCACGGCATCAAACCGGGTAAACGTAGGCATGATAAATCCTTATAAAAAGCGTTCAAATAAAGCCGCTGCGTCCCGAGCCTTTCCAGACTTCTTGAGTTGCAAGCGGAGTTTTTTGGACTGATCGTCCGTTTGCTGGCTTGTTCCTGTGCCTGGCCGCAAAGTCTTAGGGGCATCTGCCACCTTCTTTGCCGCGCTGGGCTTGGACTTCACCAGTTTGTCGTACTGCGCTGCCTTCCAAAGAGAAACCACCGCCCGGTGGTCGTAAACCTGCGACAACTCCTGATCTGTAAACCCGATACTCTTTGCGTAGTCTCGGATTTCACGCTTCACCAACTCTCCTTTGACCTCATCGGCGTACTCGGGGATGGCGGCGGTGAGCCGCTCCGCTTCTTGACGGAGATGATGGTGTAAGAATTGCTGTTGCTCGGCTTGCTGTTTTGCAAGTACCGCCTCACGCTCTTGGCGTACTGCGGCAAGTTGCTTGTCACGCTCGGCTCTCTCTGCGACTTTGACTGCGTACCCAATGGGATCGCTGTCTTTTAGGGCAGATAAATCTTCCTCGGGTTGCTGACTGAGCATCTGCTCGATCAGTTGTAACCTTTGGGAATACTGGTCGCGCAATACCTTTGCTTCCTGAACCTTGTGCGCTTCGGCTTCGATGGCCTTGCGGGCTTCGGCTAGGGTTTGGGTTTTGCGGGTGTAATCAGCGGTGCGGGAATAGCCCTTAATGAGTTCGTCAAGGTCAACCTCCATCTCCTCGTCACCAGCTTTGACGCGGTATCTCGGGGTTTCTTGAACTTCCTCTTGGACTTCCTCGCCGTCATCGTCTTCGGACGCTTCGTACTCCTGAGTTTCCTCGGTTTCTGATGCCTCGGCTTCCTCGGGTTGGCCTTGCGGCTCCTCTGGACCCAAAAATCCTTCGAACGCTTGAGCAGCGCCTTTTACTGTAAGCACACTCCCTTCCGGGTTGGTGTTTTCCATGTCGACCTCTTAGGTTGTTAAAAAATCTTCCACCGCTTTTCCCTGATGTCCTTGCTCTGGGCTATGGACTGGAG